ATCTAGTAAAGTTGTTTTATAAGGATATAATAGAATTTGGAGATAGGAAGTTTTTATTGTATCGTACAATAAGAGAAACAGAAAAAACAACCCAAGAAGCTATTAACTTGGTAAAAAAATATTGGCATTGTGATACAGTTTTAAAAAAAGAAAACAATTATTATTTTTGTAACGAAATTCAAACAATAGATTATGAAGAAATCAGAAATGACTCAACAACCCCAAATTGATTTGGGCAAAACCACTTCAGTACCTAATGACTCAGGTGGGTTACTTTTTCAACAAGGATTTGTTTTAAGAAAAGTATCTCGTTTTATTACTAATGGAGCCGAGGATGCAGTCCTCCCAATTCCAGTTTTTTATGATAAGGAAACAGGTAAAATTTTACAAGATACCTTACCACCCGAACTAAGAGGTGAGTATGACACTATTTGATTGGTTAAAAGAATTAACAGGTAAAAAACGTGATTGGGACTCTTTCACCGATAAGGAGAAGGAGTCCTTTAATCCATATATGGTTAACCGTTTTTTATCTATGCATCAACCCTTTGTAGAGTTGATAAACTATGTGCAAACCATCCCTTACACTAATAAAAAAAAATATTATACAGTATATTGTGGTTTACTACCTAAACAAAATGTTTGGTTAAAATATATAAAATCAAAAATGAAACAACCTACCACTGAATTAGTAGAGGCCTTATCTAAAATTTATGAGTGTTCTACTCGAGAAGCAGAAACTATAGTTATAACTTTAGACAATGATACTTTAGAAGATATGTTATATAAAGCAGGCTATCAAGATAAGGAGGTAATTAAAATGTTTAAATAATGGACAGTATTGTAACCTCAATTATAGAACAATTTAAAACTCGATCAGAGTTTGGTGAAAAAAAGTATGGTGTTAATATGGATAGGGATGACCTAAAATTTAAAAAATGGGTTACTCACATGAAAGAGGAACTTATGGATGCTATACTTTATTTAGAAAAATTAGAAAAGCTACATGGCAAAGAAACTCCAAATACTTAAAGAAATTCAAAATAAGCAATTACCGGAAGTAAATTATTCTTACCAAAAGTCAATTTCTTATTCTCAAATGTCTATGTATAGAAGTTGCCCCCACAAATGGTCACTTCAATATAAAGATGGACACCGTAGTAACGATCCTAACATTCACTTCACATTTGGAACTTCAATGCATGAAGTAATCCAAGACTGGCTTACAGTTTTATACGAAGAATCTGGTGTGAAGGCAGATGAAATGAATTTAGAAGAATTATTTCAAGAAAACTTTATTAATCTTTATAAAAAAGAATATAAAAAATTTAATAATACTCATTATTCTTCACCTGAACAACTCAGAGAATTTTTTGAAGATGGAGTAGCTATTCTTGATTTTGTTAAGAAAAAACGTAACATTTACTTTAGTAAGCGAGGCTGGCATTTAGCTGGAATTGAATTGCCTATCGTAATGAACGTTGGTACAAATTTAATATACAAGGGTTACATTGATATGGTATTATATCATGAACCTACAAATAAATTTTATATATACGATATAAAAACATCTACTAGTGGATGGGGTGCTAAAGCTAAGAAAGATGAAACTAAGCAAATGCAGCTTGTATTATATAAAAAGTTTTTTAATGAGCAATATGGTATTCCACTTGAAAATATAGAAGTAGAATTTTTTATTGTTAGAAGAAAAGTTTGGGAAAATAGTGAATACCCTATTCATAGGGTTCAATTGCATAAACCTGCTGCGGGGCGTAATAAACTTAACAAAGCTGATAAAATCCTAAAAGAATTTATTACAGAATGCTTTACACCTAAGGGGAAATACCAAGAAAAAAACCATCCAAAAATAGTATCTTCTATGTGTAAATGGTGTGATTTTAATAATGATAAAAACCTTTGTGATAAAGTAATGTCTTCTTAAATCCTCATATATGTATATCAAAATATAAGCTATGAGTAAGAAAGACATGACACTAACAAGTGTAAAAATTCAAAGTGAGTTATTTGAGGAATTTAAAATAGCATGTGTAAGGCATAAATTTTCATTCCAAAAACTTGCTGATCGTTGTATTCATTTGTATCTAACAGATGAAGAATTTAAACGACAAATTCATAATCATACTGATTTAAATTTATAAAAAACAAAAATGAAAAAAGGTTACATTCCAAAAGATCAACGAAAGAAAATTTTGTTGATGTGTGATGATATAAGAACCCACTCAGGTATTGGGACAGTTGCTAAAGAAATAGTTATACATACTGCGCATCATTTTAATTGGGTTCAATTAGGAGCAGCTATTGACCACCCCGAAGCAGGTAAAGTATTAGATATTAGTTCTGATACAAATGAAAAGGCAGGGATTGAAGATTCTGAAGTAAAAATTATACCTTTTAATGGGTATGGAAACTCTGATGTAGTTAGACACCTCCTAAAACAAGAAAAACCAGATGCAATTTTTATTATAACTGATCCAAGATATTGGGATTGGTTATTTTCTATGGAAAATGAAGTAAGAAAACAGTGTCCTATAGTTTATTTAAATATTTGGGATGATTATCCGGCTCCTATGTATAATGAAGCCTTTTATGAAGCTTGTGATTTGTTACTGGGTATTTCTAAACAAACCGTTAACATTAATAAATTAGTATTAGGAGATAAAGCAAAGGATAAAATTATATCCTATGTACCCCATGGATTAAATCATAAAATTTATACACCTCTTGAAGAAAATAATTCTGAATTAATAGAATTTAAAAAAGACTTATTTAAAGGTAAAGAAATTGATTTTGCTGTATTATTTAATTCTAGGAATATTAGAAGAAAAATGATTCCTGATACCATTTTTGCTTATAAACAATTTATAGATAAACTTCCTAGAGAAAAAGCAGAAAAATGTGCTTTTGTTTTACACACAGCTAAAGTTGATAATAATGGTACTGATTTACCTGCTGTAATAGAAGCACTTTGTGGGGATGATGATAGATATAATTTTATATTTACTGAAAAAACTCTCGATGTTGAAGGAATGAACAAATTATATAACAGTACAGATGTTCAAATTCAACTTACGTCTAATGAGGGTTGGGGGTTAAGTTTAACAGAAGCAATGTTAGCAGGTAATCCTATTATAGCTAATGTTACAGGAGGAATGCAAGACCAAATGAGATTTTCAGACGAACGTGGATTGTGGTTTACCCCAGATGATATAATTCCATCTAACCATACAGGAGTATATAAAGAACATGGTCCTTGGGCATTCCCAGTATTCCCTACAAGCAGATCAATTCAAGGATCTCCTCAAACCCCTTATATTTGGGATGATAGATGTCAACCTGAGGATGCTGCCGATCAAATTATGAATGTTTATAATTTAGATAAAGAAGATAGAAAAAAAAGAGGATTAGCAGCAAGACAATGGTGCTTATCAGACGAAGCAGGATTTACTGCTGAAAGACAAGGGGAACGAGTTATAGAAAACGTAGATAAACTATTTAAAACTTGGTCACCTCGTCCTAGATATCAAGTCTTAGAATGCCCCACACCTAAACCTAAAGTTACACCCCACAATTTAGTATATTAATGAAACCTTTATTTATAGTAAGTTGCCCTATTGACACTTATAGTGGTTATGGGGCCCGTTCAAGAGATTTTGTAAAAGCTCTTATTCAATTAAACACATATGATGTTAGAATTTTACCTCAAAGATGGGGTAATACCCCTTGGGGATTTATTGATGAAAATCCCGAGTGGAAATTTTTAAAATCTCATTTATTAGAAGGAGGTAATCTTCCTAAAAAACCTGAAATTTGGTGCCAGGTCACAGTTCCTAATGAATTTCAAGCTGTAGGTAAATACAACATAGGTCTTACAGCAGGTATTGAAACCACAGGTTGCCATCACTCTTGGTTAGAAGGATGTAATAGAATGGATTTAGTTCTTACTTCATCAAATCATAGTAAAAAAGTATTTGAAACTACAAAATTTGATGCTCATAATCAAAATAAAGAAAAAATAGGAGAAATTAAACTTGAAAAACCTATTGAAGTATTAATTGAAGGGGCAGATTTAGAAATTTATAAATCTAAAAAATCTTCCTTTAATTTAGATCAAGTAAAAGAAAATTTCGCATTTTTATTTGTAGGACATTGGATGCATGGTACTTTGGGGCATGATAGAAAAAATGTGGGCCATATGGTTCAAATCTTTTTAGAATCTTTTAAAAATAAAAAAAATGCTCCTGCTCTTATTTTAAAAACCTGTATAACAGGAGGATCATATATGGATAGAAATGAGGTTTTTAAGAGAATAAATGAAATTAGAAGTTCTATAAAAGATGTAAAAACCCTTCCTAATATTTACTTAGTTCATGGAGATATGTCTAATAAAGACATGAATGAATTATATAATCATAAAAAAGTTAAGGCTATGATTAGTTTAACTAAAGGTGAAGGATTTGGAAGACCACTTTTAGAATTTAGTTTAACTAAAAAACCAATTATAGCTACAAACTGGTCGGGCCATGTTGATTTTTTACTCCCTAAATTTACTACCTTACTCCCAGGAAGTTTACATAATTTAGATGATAGCTCTGTAGTAAAAGATATGTTAATGAAAGAGTTTCAATGGTTAGCAGTAGATCCCCAATCAGCTTATACTGCTTTTAGAGACGTATTTACAAATTACACAGATTATAAAGTAAAATCGGGTCAACAAGCTTCTTTTAGTAAATCTAAATTTAGTTTTGAAAAAATGGTTGAGCAAATAGATGGATACTTAAAAAATTATTTACCTGAATTTCCAAAACCTATTAAATTAAAACTTCCTAAAATTAATAAAATAGAGTTACCTAAAGCTAAAGAAATAGAAAATGTCGAAGGATAAATTAATAATATGTCCCCGTTGTGGGAGTGATGCTTGTTATGAACAAGAATTAGGAGCGGACTATAAAGTCTACCAGTGCTATGGATGTGGTTTTACAACTAATACTTTAATGACTAAAGATAGTGAATTTTTAAATGAGCAATTAGAAGTTCTTCCTGAATTGTATAAAGACTTAATTTATATTGATACAAAAGAATATAATTGGATGCCTTCAGCAGTTAATAATCCTGAACAAGGTATGATATATGCTGATGGGAAAAATCCTAAAGATTGGAAATGGTCTGCGGTTAAAGCTATGCAAATTAGTAAAGAAGAAAAAGAAAAATATCCTATTCCTAACAAAGAAGGAGAGTATTATGAATATAAAATGGATATGACTACTTTAAAACAATTTAATGAGCGTGATT